CCCTCGCTTTCAGCATGGCGTCGGCCATTTGATAGGCTTGGTTTGCAATGCTATGTTCATAATTATTTACGCCAATAATTCCGGTGTATCGGGCTGAGGTCATCATTCCTTGCATCGCCTTGGCCGCGAAGTAATCGCGCAGTGTCATGCCTGTTTTGGTCCAGTTGTTGTGGACCACTGGGAACGCTGGCCCACCGTGGATGTCTTTTTGAGTCATAGGTTGCCGCCTTTCTTTTTAGGGCAAGGCCATATCTCTACGAGTGGCAACGCCACCAACACCGAGCCGTTCATGTGTCGGTTGGCAGGGTTGTTGAAGATGTAGTTGCGCACCATGTCCCGCACCTGCCCGAGCGTCACGTTGTAAGGAGCGCAGTGGTACTCGCCCCGCGTCATGTCAACCACGCCCGCCACGTAGCCCATGGCCAGCATGTTTTGGTTTGCATCCCCAGAGTCCATGCGCTGGAGCAACTCGTTGCCCGAGTAGAACTGAGCCGTGGCCGTGGTGCTGGCAACAATGGCCAGTGCCGTGATGATGTGTTTCATTCAACCCACTCCTGTTGAGCGCTGCACCATGTGACGGGCACAGCTTCGTCGAGAACATGACTCGCCACAATTTCCTCGGATGGGTAGCCGAGTTTGTAATAGCGGCTTTCGCGGTAGCTGGCGATGTGTTCGCCGGGGTCAAGCTCGACCAGCGCATGAGTCTTGCCATTCTTGAGGGTTCTGACATGTTTGATTTTCATATTTCGCACCTCTTGCAAAATTGTTTGAGTTCCTGTTCGTGGCGTTTTTCTCCGCCAAACCACCATTTGTGGCACTGCTCTGCCGTTGTGCCCAGCGCCATCTCTGCGTCTTCGTAGCCTTGCCAGTACTCTTGTTCAACAAGGTGCACGTGCAGGAAAGCGGCGAGGACTACGCTCAGTGCTATCCATAGTTTGTTCATTCCTCGTCCTCCTCAGGCTCGTCTGGTGAGCCATCTAGGCCACTGGCATGCTCATCCCAGATTTTGTCCCGGATGCGCTCGTTGATTTCTCGCTGCTCTTCTTCGGTCATAGTGGCATGTCCCCGTGCCATGGTTCGTCGTCCATGCGTTTGAGGTTGAAGATGAATCGGTACTGCGGGTGCACCTTGACGAACAGGCGCGCGTAGAACGCGATGTGGTTGTTGCAAATCTTAAAGTCTTGCCCGGTGGTTTTCATGGCCACTTCCCAGCGGATGCGGTTGATGATGAGCCAGTGGCTGATCTTGCGGTGGCCGGCGTTGATGGCCTCGAGCGTGAAGCGCTCAAAGTACTCCCACACGGCCGGGTTGGCGGCGTTGAAGGCGTTGAACTCACGCTGGCGCAGGTGGAAGGGGGTGTTCATGCTCATGGCTGCTCCTCCCCTGGTGAGTCCACACGGAACCCAGCTTCAGCGTATTCCCACCTGTCGCAGGACACGCGGTCCACGGTGTACATCATGTAGTTTCTCGAGGACTTGTTCAGGCACATGGCCTGCACGGGGCCGAGGCCCTCGCACTTGGCGAGCATGTCGGACCAATACTTGCAGTCCAGGCACTGGTTGACGGCTCTCATACCTTCACCTCCAGCAGCTCCTGGTCGTTGTCCTCGTCGACATGCTCCGAAAACAGATTCAGTTCGAAGTCGCCGTCGCTGGTCTCGATGATCAGGTCACGCGAGGCATGACGACCCCCGTTGACCTTGCTCACGCGGACCTCGCTCAAACGAATGCCCTTGACGCGATGAATGTTCAAGTTGAAGTTCATCTCTTTCTCCTTTCTTAGTTGATGAGTGGACAAGTATACAGGCATCTATCCGACGCCTGCAAGTACCTTTTCAAAAAATTTTAGAACCAGCCAAACCAGATGCCTGTGCCGTGCACGCAGCCGACGGGAAAGAACACCGCTCCTGCGATCAAGAAGCCCCAGGAGGCGGCCTTGAGGCAGGTGACGACGTGCGTGAGCCATGCCAGGAGGAACCAGCCTCCGAGGATAAAGGGGAAAAGTTCGTTCATGATGCCTCCGATGGACGCTCGACATACTCTGTCGACGGGGTGTATGGGAAGGTGACGGGCACGAAGCTCTCGCCGCTGGTGTAGTGGCTCTTGAACCGGGTCTTGCCGGGGTACCCTGGCTCGTCGGGTTCGAGGTCACGCTCGACCCACTCGTAGAAGACACGTCCGTCAATGTCATAGGCCTGGCCATTGAAGCGGTCGGCCTGTTTGAACACACGGCCGCAGCGCTTGTTTTGGAAGACACCCTCGGCAGGCTCGTGCCACTCATGGTCTTCGCCGGTCAGCGGCACCAGGGGCTCGTACATGGCCAGCTTCTTGAACACGTTGATGGCGTAGGGGGCCGTGCTGCCTGAGTGGCCCTCACCAGCAAACACGTCCAACAGCTCCAGCACATGCGCGCAAATGGCCTCCTGCATCTCGTTGCAGTACTTCCCGTCTTCATCAATCCATTTGGCAGCCTTGAATTCCTCCATGGCGTGCGAGTGTAGGTTGCTCATCGTGCGTTCCCCTGCAAGCGGTCCGCGACCAGCTTGGCGTAGCCGGCGATGTCTGTCCAGCTGTCCACCTTGTCGGGGTTGCCGTTGACGATGCGGCCGATCTTGTGGACGATCATCTCCAGGGCTTCCCATTGGTCGTCGGTGAAGGTCTTGTTGTGCTTAGCTGCGTGGGCCGCGAGCAGTCGTTTGATGCCCTGCATCAGTGCTGCGCCGTCCTTGAACTTGCCGTAGTCTTGGCCGCGCTCGTCCAGGGTCCCGTCGATGTCGGTTTCTTCGCCCACAACTTCGCGCTCGTCGTCGTACTGCAGCATGCCTGCTTTGAGGCCTTCTTTGATAAACGCTTGGGGATTGATGCCCAGCTTGCGGGCGATATCCAGCTGCGAGGGGGTGACGGTGACCTTGCGGCCCAGGCCAAACACAGGCACCACCTCTGGCGGCTTAGGCATCGGCACCATCTCGGGCGGCTGCCACTCTTCCTGCACCTGCTTGCGCATCTTGTAGGTCATGGGCTTGGAGGCCCCGAACTTAGAGGCCACAGCGGCGGGGGTGGCGTCGGGGTGCTTGCGGAAATACGCTCTGATTTTGTCTGACTTGTTCATGTGGTTTCCTTTTGGGTTTCAACAATGGCACGGGCCTTGCCTTTGCGGATGACCGCTAGGACAAAGTCGTGGGCTTTTTCGATGTCATACACAGTGGCGTTGGCCAGCTGCTCTTCATGCAGGTCCAGGACCAGGCGCAGTGATTCCCACTGCTGCGCGTTCATGGTGAACCGCATGTCTCTTGCAACGCCCTTGCGAGCCAACTCCAGGAGGTCGTTTTGCGCGGCGTTAATCTCTGCTATCCAGTCACAACCCAGGCCTTGTATGGCCAGGGCCTCGGCGATGTTGAACGCGCCGATGAGCAGGTCTATGTCTTGTCGTGTGGCGTGGCCCGTGCGCACTTGCTCGAGAGCCTGTCGGTTCCTGAGTTGCACATCCAGGTACACGTTGGGGAGGTCTCGAACAGGCTTGAGCCCAGAGAGCACGAAGTCCAGTGGGTTTTGTAGGACCTGGCGAGGACGGTACTTGCTGCGTTTTCTCATACCTTCACCACCAGGAGAAGGAGTACCACGACGAGAACACCCGCTGCGCACCAGGTGGCAAGGCGTTCGTGGGCCGTGGGCCGGATACCCAGGAGGATGGATTGGATGATCTCTTCGTCACGATCCATGCTCCGTGTGGGGCGCTGATAGGCACTGCCAATGACAACCTTGCCGGTGTCAACGTGCCACGTGGTTCCAAGTCGTTTTTCTTGCATAACGGTCTTTCTACTTTCTGTGTTGGAGACTGCATCTTAGCAGCTCCAGTTCCTTTGTCAACAGGTCAACTTAAAATTCTGGGAGGAATTTTATGGTTCCTCGTTGTCTTCAAAGAACGAGTCGACGATCTCGTCTTCAAAGAACATGATCTGTTCTTCGGTCAAGGTGTTGGTGATGTCCACCTGGCGAGGCTTTCCGCCTGGGCCGGTGATGGTCATCAGTACCTTGGTGATGTCCAGCTGCGCGGGGATAACGACGTCGCCCACTTGCATGGGCTCGAGCACGTCAAAAATGAGTTCGACGGGCAGGCTCAGTTCGGTTTTGTGTTTCATGAAGTTCTTTCAGTTTGGCTTCTTTTTCGCGTTCCGCTTTTTCGCGGTTCTCGGCGATGCGTTGCAGGGTGCGGGATTCCTCGGTGGCGTGGTCAAAGGCCGGCAGCAGCAGTGAGTACACGTACACGCCCATGGACACCTTGTAGAAGGTGGAGAGTTCCTTGAGCATGTAATACGCCTCCTCAGGCAGGCACACGGTTTTGTAGCGTGTACCAGCGCGCATGGAGGGCGATGAACGCACCTTGTCGTAGTTCTTCTTTGGACCAGGCTTCTTATGGCGCTTCTTGCGGATGTATGGCTCTGGGAAGGCAGGGACAACCTGTTTGTTTCTCGACATCTAATTCTCCTTTCTTGGGAACGGGCAGTGTATCGAAAAAGGGGACCAGGAACAAGCCCTGGTCCCAAACTGGAGAACATCAGGGGCAACTGCAATCGCCCCGATGCAATTATGCAGCCTCTCCCCAACTTGGTCCAATTTCCACGTCCACCAGGGAAGGTACCTCCAGGCGAACGGAGTTGGCCATGATGTCAGCAGCCTCACGCGCCTCTTCCCGGTTGCGCACCGACAGCGCCAGCTCGTCGTGCACCTGCAGCAGCAGGGTAAAGCCGGCCTTTTTGAGGGCCACCAAGGACGCTTTTGTCTGGTCAGCGGCCGAGCCCTGGATCAGCCGGTTCAGGCCCTTGTAGGTGCCCGCGCGCTTGATCCGTGAGCCGTATTCCACGATGGCCTGTTCACGCGGCAGCGCCTTGTTCACGCCCCACTCTACGGGCTCCCACAGCGGGAAGCGGCATTTGCGGCCCAGCAGGGTGCGGATGGAGCCGCCAGAGGCGGGGTGCTCGATGCGTTTCATGACCGCATCCACGGTGCCCTTGAGGAAGGGGACTTTGCTGTGGAAGGTGCCGATGAGTTCGCTGGACTCGTCCATGGGCAGGTCCAGCTGCTGGGCGAGCTTGGCTTTGCCCATGCCGTACATGAGGCCCAGGCCGATGGTTTTGGCGGCTTTGCGTTTGATCCCCGCCATGTCCGCCACCATTTGGTGGAAGTCGATGCGGGGGTTGTCGCGGTAGGCCTGTGCCATCTTTTCCGCCCCAGGCAGGCCCAGCAATGTGGCATAGTGGACCAACAAGCGCGGCTCCTGCGAGGAGAAGTCGTTGGCGGCCCACATTTCGCCCTCTTCGGGCAGGAACAGGCCCCGCACCATTGGGCCGATGATCTCGTGGCGCGCGGGCACTTGCTGCAGGTTGGGGTTGGACGCGGAGAGGCGACCGGTGACGGTGCCACCTTCCTCGTTGCGCATTTGGTTGAAGTGGGTGTGGATGCGACCGTCCTTGGCGCTGTGCTTGAGGTAGGGCTCCAAGAACGTGCCGTGGGTCTTGTTGAGCTCGCGGGCCTCCAGGATCATCTTGGCCATGGGGTGCTCGTGCGTGTCCAGGAAGCTCTTGGTGAAGCTCGGCGCGCCGGCGGCGGTCTTGGGGTACTGGATGCCCAGGCGGTCAAACGCGGTGGCGATGGACTGGGCGGCCCAGATGTCCACCTGCATGCCGGCCTGGCTCTTGAGGTACTTCAGGATTTCGGTTTCCTTCTTGCGCATCTCGGACATATAGCGCTCGCACTTGGCGCGATCGAAGTTGATGCCTCGCAGGGTGATGTCCACCAGCACGGGCAGCACCTCGGTCTCCAGCGCAAAGATGGAGTCCACTTCCTCCTTGTGCATGAGCGCCTTCAGGTGGTGCCACAGCTTAAGAGTGAGGGCCGCGTCCTGCTCGGCATAGTCACCCACGTGCATGGCCGGCAGCTTCCACAGCTCCTTTTTGGGGTGCACACCAAAGTCGGAGGCGGATTCCTTGAGGCCCTGCTCGGACTTGATCTCCTTGAGGTAGTCAAAGCCCAGGGAGTTCAGGGCGTAGGAGAAGCGATTCTCGTCCAGCACGGGCGCGGCCAGCATGGTGTCGTAGATCGTGCCGTTCACCGTGAAGCCAGCGGCTCGCAGCCAGCCGAGGTCATAGGCGGCGTTGTGCATGATCTTGTCTGCTGGGGTGGCCAGGACGTCTTTGATCCATCGCTCCACGATCCGGCGATCCAGGTTGCCCCCGCCGCCATGCGCAACAGGGTAATAGCCTGCCCAGCCGTCCACGGCGATTGCGTACCCGACGATAAAGCCGTCGTTGCGAGGCCAGCCGGGGCCCAGGGACTCCATGTTGGGGTCGCAGGTCTCAAGGTCGATTGCAATCTCCTTGGCCTCGCTGAGGTTGGGGAATGTCTGTGGCGGCAGCCACTCGGAGATTCGGGGGAACATGGACATGGTCTTGGTATCGCGCTTCATAGTCGGAAGCCTTTCTGTTCATTCTTAGGCCGCACGATGTGCAGCGTTTGCTTGGCGCGGGTGATGCCCACGTACAGCAGCCGGTTGATGTCATCGGAGTTCTTGTCGTACTCCTTGGCAAAACGCGTGGACAAGTCCGCCAGCAGCAGCACGTTGTCTGCTTCGCCGCCCTTGGCCCCGTGGATCGTGGACAGCTTGATGGGCACGTGGCCCGTGAGCCGTGTATTGCGGCGCAGGAGCGAGACCAGGTAGTCGCGTCGGTCCTCGCTGATCTTGGTGAGCACCTTGTGCCAGAGGTCATCGGTCAAGAGACCGTGGTGCTCCACCAGCTTGGCCATGCTGTACTGCGCGGCGGGGTCAGCGGTACGCAGCATCTTGTGGCCATGCTTGATGTGGCTGCCGTCCATGTACTTGTAGATCATCTTGAGCACGTGAAAGGGGACCTCGCCTCCTTTGCGCAGCTTCTCCCAGCCCAGCACCGCGATGAGGATGTTCTCGCTCACGCTGCGTTGTCCGTGGCGCTCGAACAGCAGGCCTTGGCTCTTGATCCAGTCGTGCATGTCGGTGAGCATGTAGTTGGCGCTGGCCAAGATGAGCCAGTTGCCGTGGCTGATGTCCACCTGCTGGAAGTCGTTGTAATAGCTGATGCTGCCGACCTCTTCGCGGGCCTTCCAGACCTTTGGCTGACGCTGCTTGATGCGGCTGACCACGCGGTCGGCCAGGGCGTGAATCTTTGAGGGGACGCGGTAGGACTGGTCGAGGATTTTGACGTCGCCGTCAAAGCTCAAGAAGCTCTTGACGTCGGCTCCGGCCCAGGTGTAGACAGCCTGGTCATCGTCGCCTGCCAAAAAGGTGCGCTGGGCACGCAACGCGAGTTGCTCGACCAGCCTCCATTGCAACTGAGAGAGGTCCTGTGCCTCGTCGATGATGAGGGACTGCAGCTTGGGCAAGCGCTCGGGGCAGAGAAGGACATGCTCCAAGAGGTCGGTGAAGTCCAGGAGGTTGCGCGAGGTTTTGTAGTGGCGGTAGGCGCGCTCGACGTACTCGAAGTGGTACCACTCGATGTCCATGCGCGACTGGTTGTAGTGGGTGCGCAGGTCCATGCCCCGGATGCGGGCGATGTTGATCTCGTTGAGGATGGGGTTGTCGGCCTTGACGGCGAACTCCTCGTCCCCGCTCTCAATGGCCAGCTCGATGCCTGCCTCCTGAGCGAACTCTTTGTAGTTGTCGGGGGACATCATGTCCTTGGTGCTGATGCCCAGGCATCGGTAGGCCAGGCTGTGCAGCGTGCGAAACCACGGGAAGTCGGAGTCGGGGCGCAGGCTGGGAAAGCGCTGTATGGCCCTGTCGCGTGCTTCGGTAGCGGCCTTCTTGGTGAAGGCAAAGTAGCCGATCTCAAGGGGCGAGACGCCGCCTTCCAGCTCGGTCTGGACGATGCCCAGCAGATAGGTGGTTTTCCCCGACCCGGGCGGGCCGAAGACTTTGGTGATGCTCATTCTGGGAGGTCCCAATCGTCATTGGGCCAAACCACGATGGCCGTGTGCGGGCCCATGTACGCGCCCTCGATGTTGAACTCGATGAATTCGCGCGCTTCCTCAAAGCTCATGCCGTCGCGCTTCATCAGCTTCTCACGGATTTTCTCCGCGTCGTACACCAGCACCTCACGCAGGCTGCCATCCTCTGTCCAGACCATTGCAGGCCCAATGATGGCGTCGTCATGTCCGTCAATTTTCATCATCAGAAGGGGCTCCTTACAGCGCGTTGCTCGGGGGTGTCAAACGGGGCATCCTGGCGCTCAAAGCGTGGGATTTTCCAGCAGCGGGTGGTGCGGTTCTTCAGGAACAGGCTGATGGGCTCGCCTCCGAGGTCGCGCAGGCGCTGCGCCATCTTCGGATGAGTCATGCCCTTGAAGTTGTTGCGCAGCAGGTGGGCCTCGAGGTCCTTCATGCGGAAATATGTCTTGGCCTCTGCGTCATCTGTCCAAGGACGGCCCATGAGAATCTCATCGCGGTCCATCGCTTGCTGCAGGTGGGTGCAGAACTCTTCGAGCATGTCGTTGAAGCGCCCGGTGATGCTGGTGTCTTCACTGGCCTCCGTGATTTGCTCGGTCTCCACCATCTCTTTGAGCAGCGCATTGAGCAGCTGCTCCCAGTCTTGCTTGCGCAGCGTGGGCGGCAGGAGGTTGAGCTTTTCGACGCAGGCCTTTTGGAAAGCGGCTTGTGCGAACAAGCTCTCAGTGTCGAGCTCGATGCGTTTACCGTTGATGTCCAAGAACCACAGCGGGGGCTCGGAGTTGTATTTGGAGAGCGAGGACATCTGCGGGCTGTCTGGCCCGTTGGCCCCGATCCCGTGTTTGCGGGTACGGCACAGGCCGCTGTTGCAAAAGCTGTTGAGGGGCGCGTCCTTGCACTTGTACCGGTACTCTTTCTTGTGCAGCTGCTTGACGAGGATTTGAACCTCGTTGTTTGGCAGCGGCGGCGAGACGTACTTCATGTTGTGCTCAACCAGGGCATCGTCCCAGTGGATGGGGATGACCTTCTTGAGGTAGATGCCGATGTTGAAGAGCGCGTTGTTGCGTGTGCCTTCTGGCACGCCTTGTGCACACAGGGCCTGTAGGCAGGGCGGGCCATCCTTGATGGGGTGGTCAGGTGCCTTGGGCTCTTCAGGAAATTTCAGGTCGGGGTCTTGCACCCACTGCTCGTAGAGCTCGTAAAACTCTTCAAGGGTTGCAGCATTGCCATCGTCCTTAATGGCGTAGCGCATGGTCTGATCCCCGCCAAAATAGGGCAGGTTCAGAAAGTTGCCCGTGTCGCCACGGTCAACCAAAATCTCAGCTTGCTTAGGGAAAATCTCTCGGCCAGCCTCGCCCAGCAGGGCGGCAGAGGCCTTGAGGTAGCGCTGCATCTCGGCAGCGGGAATAGGCTCACGGGTGAACAAGAAGACGTGTGCACCGCCGGATTTGCTGCGGCACACCACCATGGGCAGGCCCAGGCTGCGGACCTTCTTTATGAGCCCGGCGTGGTCCAGTGGATACTGGTCAATGTCAATACAGCCCCAGATACAGGAGTTATCCGCCCGGATTGGGATGATGCCCAGACTCGGCTCAACGCCCTGTAGGTGCTTGGTCCAGAGGTCGTCAGTCGGTGGCTTGCGCACCACGACGGCCTTTCCGGCCTGCTTGCCGTCTCCACGAGACGATTCGATTTTGTATGTTCCATAGGCGATGTCCAGGCCGGAAAAGATCGCCTTGAACCTGGTGATGTCGGTCATTTCTTCTTTCTACGTTAGGTGGGGGACACGATGCGGTTTACTGCCCTCTTGCTACCGAGGTAATTGCAAATCCCTTGGCTTTCCGCTTTGGACAAGGTCAGACACATGCTAAACCCGGGTGGTCCAACGAGCCGCATGTGTCCCCCAAAACTCAGAATGGAGCGGGTCCGTTGCCTGTTGCGCCAGACTCGCCTTCATGCTTAACTTTAACGTCGCCTGCGCCGACCGACTGCGCAAACGATCGAGCGGCATTGTAAATGTCAGCTGACTCTACAGCGCCAATACGCTCGATTTCCCAGCCATACCACTTGCCCTTGTCGTTGGACTCGGCCACAGAGCTCAGACGGTACACCTGGCTGTACATGGGAGGGGTGAACATACCGTTCTTGCCTGCCATCTTGACCGACTGCATCATGCTGTTCCACTTGCGGCTCTTCTTGAGCTGGGTCGACTTCATGGTCACCAGTGCGGGCTCAGGCACGCCAGCATCGTTGATCACCATCACGTAATAGTTGGCGGTGTTCTCGATGTAGTTGCCGTTGTCCAGGTAATCCTTGTTGTCACCGGGTTCCTTGTGGGTCTGGGACAGGATGTCGCTGGTGGCGGGGTAGATGTGCACGGGTGCACCGCTACCTTGGCCGCGTGGGGCCCATTCGATGTACTGGCGAACGTAGGCGCAGGGCACGACCATCAGGCCGGCTTTGCCGTCGTACAGTTCACCGGTGACGGAGTTGAGCATCATGCCTGGGAGGGCACCATCAACTTCACCGACTTCAGGGCTGGTGCTGGTGAGCAAGCGCAGGAAGGGCAGTGCATAGTCCTCTTGCGTCATGCCGTCAAAGCCGGCACCTGCGTCCTGTTCCAGGTCGCTCATGATTGCCAATGCGGTGTTGGCAGCTTTTTCCGCGAGTTCGTTCTTAGCCATGGTTCGTGTTCCTTGTGTAGTGATTGATTAAAACTGCCATGTGATGGCTTTTACTGCCCACATCTGCGCGGTCTGCGCTTCAGTGATTGCAACGCTTGTCATGCGCTTGATCTCGGCGTTGCCGGTCGAGTTGCGCAGGTCGTTCATGCGGTCGATGACAGCTGCAAACTCGCGCTTGCATGCGTCCACCTCAGCATTGTTGCCAGGGTTGAAGGTCAGGCCAACGGCCTTCTCTCCAAACGTCATTTCACGGGTCTCGCTCATGATTCGTGTTCCTTGTTTCAGTTTGATTTGATGACAGCTTTTTGGCCAATGAATACGCCAAAGAGCTCAGTGTCGACGGGCTCACCCTTCTCGACACGTTCCTTCACCCAGGCCTTGAGGGTCTGGGGTTCTATCTTCTGCGCCTGCTCGGCCGGGTAGCCTTGCGTGCCCAGGAGATTGAGTAGACGAACGCAGAGTTCGTCTTCGCCGCGTCCAAAGCGGACACTGACGGTGTTCTTGATGATGTCGTCAAAGTTGTGATCGCGAAGCCACTGGTAGGCCTCGGCCTGGCGAGCCTTAGGAATGCTCGCGCCGTAGTAGGGCTTGATGTCAATCATCGAGCCGTCTTCCATCACAAACTTCTTCATACCTGATTCGGCCATGGCCTCAGGAATGGTCATTTCAGTGAGCTTGCGGTACTGTTCGCTGCGCTCAGAAAGCGTGGCTTCCAGGTCTGCAATTTCTTTCTCCAGCATCTTGGCACGACGTGCCAGACCTGCGATACCGGAAACCTGCTCATCAGACACCTTCAAGGCATCTGCATCGTTTTCAAAGATATTCGTAAGACTCATCGGATTCTCCTTTCTTGAACAAATCAACCTCCAGTGGAATGTAGCGACGTTCGCGCTTGTCCCACTTGAGGCACTTGAAGCGGCCATTGTTTTTACTGGCAGCTACTGCACAGGTGATACCTATTGCAGATGGGTCACCAATGAGGAGCAAGAAGTCCTCGTCGGTAAATTTCTCCAGCTTGCGCTGTATGCGGCGCACGGTGGGCACAACAGAGAAAGCTATCTGCGCATTGGGCGGCAGAATAGTTTCGATCTGGCCGTAGTCCAGAGCGCTTGCGATGTTGTGTTGCGTAGTCTCAGAGACGACATAAACCTTAGGCACGTGAATTTCTCCTTTCTGAATTCGAGCGACCAGTGTACACTATCTTTTCAGGGCATTGCAAGCCCCTGCCAGAAAGAGATACATCATGGACCAATTTTTAACGACCTACCCCTTCAAGAACAAGCCCTTCGTTCATCAACAGGCTTACCTGGAACGCTTTTGGGAGCGCCCTGTGGCAGCGTTATTCGCTGACATGGGCACCGGCAAGAGCTTCATGCTGATCAACAACGTCGCAATGCTCTACGACAAGGGCAGGCTCAACGGGTTTTTGATCGTAGCGCCAAAGGGCGTCTACCGCAACTGGTTTGACACCGAAATCCCCAAGCATTTACCCTCGCATGTGGTCTACCGCATGGCCATCTGGTCGCCCACGCCCCGCAAAGCCGAGCAAAAGGCGATGGACGAGCTCTTTACCGTCACCGAGGACTTGAAGATTTTGGTGATGAACGTCGAGGCCTTCAGCACCGCCAAGGGCACCGCGTTTGCCAAGCGGTTCTTGCTCGTGCACAACGCCATGATGGCCATCGACGAGAGCACCACCATCAAGACCCCGGGCTCGGCCCGCAGCAAGAACACCGAAAAGGTGGGCCGTGGCGCGCGATTCAGGCGCATCCTCACAGGCTCCCCGGTCACCAAGAGCCCGATGGACCTTTACCAGCAGTGCGCCTTCCTCTCTGAGGGCTGCTTGGATGTGAGCAGTTACTACGTCTTCCAGGCCCGCTACGCGGTGACCGTGGAGCGCCAACTCAACACGCACAGCTTCAAGCAGATCGTGGGCTACCGGCGCTTGGACGAGCTCAAGGAAAAGCTCGATCGCTTCGCGTTTCGCGTGAAGAAGGAGGAGTGTCTGGACCTGCCCGACAAGCTCTATGTCAAGCGGGAGGTGGACCTGACGCCTGAGCAGGTCAAGGCGTACAACGAGATGAAGGCCTTTGCCATGGCGCAGATTGAAGGCGGCCTGGTGAGCACGGTCAACGCGCTCACGCAGATCATGCGCCTGCACCAAATCGTCTGTGGCCACGTCAAGCTCGACGACGGTACGGTCCTGGAGCTGCCCAACAAGCGCATGGACGAGCTGCTGTCGGTGGTCGAGGAGACGGACGGCAAGATTATCATCTGGGCCAATTACCGGCACGACATCGAGGCCATCAAATTGGCGCTGTCCAAGGAGTACGGCATGAACAGCGTGGCCACGTACTACGGCGACACCGAGTCGGAGGAGCGCCAGCGCATCGTCAATGACTTCCAAGACCCCAACAGTGAGCTGCGCTTCTTTGTCGGCAACCCCAGTACTGGCGGCTACGGCCTGACCCTCACGGCGGCCAGCACCATGGTCTACTACAGCAACAGCTTTGACTTGGAAAAACGCCTGCAGTCAGAGGACCGCGCGCATCGCATTGGCCAGACCAAGAACGTCACCTACATTGACCTCATGGCCGTGGGCACCGTGGACGAGAAGATCGTCAAGGCGCTGCGGGCAAAGATTGACATCGCCACCCAGGTGTTGGGCGAGGAGATCAAGTCATGGCTCATCTGATCCCCTGGTCCGACCGCTTTGTGTACGAAAAGATCGAGCGAATCGACACGTCGGCAGGACGTGTTTATTCTTTGCCCAAAAACGTACACGTGCCCTCAGTGACCACGATCTTGGACCGTACCAAGGACAAGGCCCTGCTCAAGGAATGGGCCGACCGAGTGGGCCAGGAAGAGGCTGTTCGACAGAAGGAGCAGGCCGCGTACATTGGCACGTGGATGCACCACACGTTGGAGTCGATTCTTTGCGGTGATCCGTTGTCCTTGGGCCCCGATTGGTTGGCCATGAAGGGTCACCAAATGGCCTTCACGCTGGCCAACAAGTACTTCGGTGCGCTCTCCGAGATTCACGGCTCCGAGGTGGGTCTGTACTACCAGGACCGCTATGCGGGGACGACCGACTTGGTGGCCACGTACCGGGGCAAGTTGGCCATCGTGGACTTCAAGCAGTCCGTGCGGACCAAGCGCCACGAGCACATCACCGACTACTTCCACCAGCTTGCGGCCTATGCGGTAGCGCATGACTGGAAGCACGGAACGTCGATCGACTACGCCGCTGTGCTAGTGGCAGTTCAGGACGGCACGACGCAGGAGTTCACCACCACTGGCCGAGAGTTTTCGCAATTCAAGGCCCAGTGGATGCAGCGCTTATCCGACAGCGAGCAGCTGCCTTAGAAAATGCCGCCGCTTCGGACCGGGGCGTTACCTTGTTGAGGCTGCTGGGCTTGCTGGCCCGACTGCGCTGCGGAGGCAAACGGGCCACCGCCGAACATGTTGGAGGAGGTTTGGCCCACCGACTGCATTGCGCCTTGGCCCATGTTTGACTGCATTGGCGTCGCCTGCTGCGCGTTTGAAAACATGTTGCTTTGCCCGCCCATGCCTTGGCCCATGTTTGACTGCATTGGCGTCGCCTGCTGCATGTTGGAGTACATGCTGAGCTGGTTGGCGGGAGTCTTTTGGGCAGCTTGCTGAAAGGCGGACTGCGTTGGAGACTGCATCGGAGATTGTTGCGGCATGCCTTGGCCCATTGCGCCCATTGCGCCCATTGCGCCCATCCCAAGGCCCATTGCTTGTTGGCCGGGGAGAGAAGGCGGATACGCCAGTGACCCCTGCGTCACGTCAAGCGCCTGTTGAGGTCCTGCCGCACCTTGGAAGAACCCTGTATTTTGTGCCGGCATTTGCTGGCCAAAACTAAACATGCCGGGGGGTGGGGTAAAGCCTCCCACCAAGTTGCCTGCCATGCCTTCTATGGGCCGGAATGGCTGCTGCTGAGGCTGTTGTTGTGGGGGAGCGGGGTCCGGTTGGCCATTGTTCTGCATATAGCTTCTATATGCCTCGTCTTGCGCCCTACCCACCGACCCGGAGCCTAGGGTCCCAAAGTACGGAGAGTTGTACATGTCCTGCGTGGCAGGTCGTCCTGAAGTGCTGTCTATAAATGCTCGGTACTCTGGGGAGCTGAAAAAGGGGTTGTTTTCGAGTACTCTTTGTTCAGGAAAGGCCGGCATGCTGGGCATTTCACGACTGAAAGGATTGCCCATGTTTGGCACACCTCCGGATAGGGGTGGAGGGCTCACGGGCATTGTCAAGCGCGGAGCTGCGACCTGCTGCTGAGAGGCACGCTGATCTAAGGCTCGTTGATCGGCTACCCGCTGATCTAAGGCTCGTTGATCGGCTGCTCGTACAGTTGATTCAAGTTGCTGTTGAGCGGCACGCTGGGCTGCGGCCTGCCGTTGAGCGACTTGCTGTAACTGTTCGGCACGCTGCATCTGGGCGGCCCGTTGAGCACGTTCCTGTGCTGCCTGTTGAGCGGCACGCTGAGCTGCTGCCTGCTGTTGAGCGGCACGCTGAGCTGCGGCCTGCTGTTGAGCGGCACGCTGGGCTGCGGCCTGCCGTTGAGCGACTTGCTGTAACTGTTCGGCACGCTGAGCTGCGGCTTGCTGGACAGCCGCCAACTGGCCCTTGGCTGATCTTGTTGGTTTAAAGGTGGCCATTTGGGGTGTCCTTATTTGGCGGGGGTATTGGAATTATTGAGCATCGGACTGACCGAGTCAAACGGGAACAGTGCTTGGAACTGGGCACGAGCATTGCCCTGCGTCGGTGGACCGCTAGACGGCGCAGCAGGCTTTGTCGTGGCCGCGTTGGCGTTCATCCCAGGGAACCCTCGAGTGCGGGGTGCGGGCGGAATCTGGCGCAGCGCGCGAGCCGCTTGCCCTTGCACACTGAAGGGGGCCTGGCTGCTTGGAGCTTCTTCAGGCTCTTCAAACCGAGCATAGTTCAGGCCCGCAGCGACCAAGTAGCCGTGCAGCTGTCGGGCGATCTGGAGCTTCTCGCGCTCCGTGCGACCCTTCTTGAGCAGCAGCGCCATGAAGTCGGGGTCCTGTGAGGCTCTCTCCAGCAGAGCCACGGTGTTGACGCCGGGGATTTTGTCAAACACCGAGCGCACAGCCTTGGAGCCCGCAGCGGCAGCGATCAAGGTCCCTGGGCCACTAGGAGCGGCAGCAGAACCAATACGCGCACCAATCACGCGCTGGGCAAGCTCCGAGACCGCGTCACTGCCGGGCACGACGTTGTCCATGGTCCGGTTGCTGGACATGGCCTTCTCGATGCGGATCATCGGGTCGACCAGGCGCTTGATGTTCTTCATCTCCGTGAACGTCATGATGCCGTTGGCACGCATGATGTTCACCAGCGAAGGCTGGTTCGGGGCCAGGGGCTCGAAGAACGCGTCCTCAAACTTCTTGGGACTGAACGTGCCGTTGGCCGTGGTGGCCTTGGTGTAGGCGTAGTCGTACAAGGAGGCCTTAAGGCCGCGCACGGCCGCAGGACCGGCCTCGGTGGCCATGGTGGCGATGTTGCGCATGCCACGAACGGGGGTGCCGCTGTTGAGGATGTTGCCCAGTGCCAAGCTGGGGCGCTCGTCACCGGCCTTGATGACCGAGGCAAAGGCGTATTGGTCCGCAGCACGCTTGAGCAGCGCGCTGTTCTCGTTTTGAACCATGCGAAACACGTTCTCGGCCTTGACCACGTCCGTCAACTCATTTGTCAGGCCCAGCTTGTCCAGCATCGGCTTGTTCTCGGCCACAAACTTCTGCAGTTTCTTGGTGTTGACGCGAGAGACCTCACGGCCTGTGGCCGGATCGAACGTGGTGTCAACCGCCGCTGCTGCGCCCATGCGCAGCACCCGCTGGTGGGCGTCAGCAACAGAGGCCGCGCCTGCACGGGACACGTCGGCCGAGGGCTTGAGGGCCTTGGCCTGGGCGCTGTCCACACCAAAGCGACGTACCGCGTCGTCGTAGCGGGAGGACATGAACTTCACCGCGTCTTCGATCTCGTTCATGCGCATCGCAGTGACGTCTGCGTTGGCACCAAAGGCACGAGTGACCAAGACCTCAGCCGGCAACCGCTGCGCGCCACGGGCGGTCACGTCAGCGGTCTCAGCGGCCGTGCGGGCGAACGTACGGGTGAACACGTCGTTCAAGGACTTGGAGAAGGTGCGCGCCTCGTCAAACTCAGGGTTCTTCAATGAGTTCAAGTCCTGCAGCATGCCCTCGGCCAGCGTGCCGTAAAAGTTGGCGTTGTTGACGTCACCCTTACCTGCCGCCTCACGGGACATCTTCAGCAACGTGGAGCGGTAGTTCACCAGTTCATCTGCACCCAGAGTCTTGACGTTCGGCATGAAGCGAGCAGGCACTTGACGCGTGTCAATGAACTCCTGGGTCATTTGGCCAGCGCGGAATGTCTGCACGGACTCCTTGTCAATGCCCATCGCCTTCATGACGTTGCGCACAGGCAGTGGAATGGCGTCTTCGTACAGGGCTGGTCCCACGCTGACAGCCCGATTCAGGAAGCTGTTGGCGGTGTTAGAGGGCGTCAACGTAAAGGCTACACGAATGCCCAGATTGTTACCGGCGGCCCTGCCTTCTTTCTTTGTAATGGACGAAGCAGTCAGGCTGTCTAACGCGTTTGTCCACAGCTTGCTCTCGTAGTCGCGCGCCTCGCGCAGTGCCGTTTCGGTCTCGTTCTTGACGATCGTACCGATCTGTTGGCGCGCCTGGGGCGTGTCGCGTGTGATGCGAGAAATCTTCGCTGCAGCGTTGGCATCCGCCGCAGCCAGGCGTCCGTCCACCATAGAGGTGAAGCGGGCTTCTTGCAGCTTGGCCGCAGCGAACAACGCATCTTGGGTGCCAATGCCCTTGAGCCGGTCCACCAGCAACTGGTAGGCCAGGTGCGCTTGCCGCCCCTGCTCCTGGCTCTCACCAAGGAACTGAGCGTGGGACTTGCCCAGCGCTGTCTCCAGCTCCGTCAGGGCCAGGCTGCCTGTTTTTTGGGCAGAGGTAGGCGTGATCCGTGGTGCGCCGGGCTTGTTCAGCTGGTCAATGGGCATCTCGGCTTGCAGGCGGCGAATCAGTGTCGGAATGTCCTCGCCGGACTCTTCCAAGATGGTGTACAGGCGGTTCGCGGCCCGCGCTTCACGGGACCCGGCACTGAAGCTGCCCTTGATCTTGCTCAGGCCATCCATGACGGTGGCGCTGCCGTTGATCAAGAATCGGCCGGGCGAGAAGAAACCGCCGGTTGTCTCAGCCAGGAATCGGGTGCCAGGTGCGCCTGGATCATATGCCTCTGCCAAGCCGCCTCCGAGGCCCGCGCCAGCCCCGCCAAAGACTTCGGACAGCATGAAGGTTTTTGGATTGCGTCGAGCGCTTTCGCCAATCCCGCTGACAAAGCGGCCCACACGGGTGCCTGTCATCTGCGGGAGGAAGTACGCGCCAGGGGCGGCTGAAATGGACGAGCCAAAGGTCTTGCCGCCTTCGCGGTAGGGCCGCAGGTCCGGGTCGGTGGGCTCAGGAAACGCCTGGGTAAAGCCCTTCTCCGCACTCTCGCCGGTGAAGAAGCCCGTGAGGCCACCAACCACCATGCCGCCAAGCGCTGGAATAGGGCCACGTGGCATCCCCATCCTCAGGCCAGTAACCGCGCCCATCACAGTAGGGCTGTCCCGCAGGGCCCCCTGCACCGTTCCGAGAAACGTCTCCTTCGCGGCGTCTCCCGCTGTAGCAGGGACCTCCATTCCTGGGTAGGTATTTAGGAGGTCCGCTTCGTTTTCAGCGTCGGTGCGATCTTCCGTGGAAAGCCCTGGGTAGAGCTCTTCAAGTGACTTGGGCTTGGCGGTGGGCTCGGACATTACGGAGTTCCTTTTTTGCGAGCGTATACGTAGACTTTGCGGTTGGGATCGAACACGAGGTACTCCCCGGGAGGGGCCGATTTCCATGCCTCGGTGGTGCTGATCTTACGCTCTCGCACGCCCAAAAGGTCTCGGATGAAGTTGACTTCTTCCAGTTTTTTGTAGGCCTCGCGCCGTGTTTCCATGCCCGTGTTTTTGGTGTCCGCTACCCCCTGGGTCTTGGTTTGGATGCCGTCAAAGACGTTGTCCAAGGCCACGATCTGGTTGAGATACGCCTGCTTGTTGGTCAGGGCGCGCGGGCCGATGTCCAACTCACGCAGGATTTGCGTGCGCTCGCCCTCTGCGAAACGGGGGTTCTCTTGCAAGACGTTGACCACGCGGTTGCGCATGTTCTCCAACATGGTCGTGCCCTGTTGGAATTCCGGCTTGATCTGGCCTGCCGCTTCAATGGGGATGTTTCGGGCGATGCCCGAGACGATCACCGGCACAAAGCCCGTGCCCGTGCTTGACAGGTCAAAGAAGGTGGACTGCGGCGCGCTTTGCACCACAGGACGCACCGCTTCGGGCAGCGTTGCAGGGTCCGCGCCCATGCCGATCACGGGATCGGGAGAAGGGGCAGTCTGTACGGGCTCCACCGCCGCACCCGTCCCTGCACCAGGAGCAGCCGGCGCACGGACAGGTGGCGAAACAGGCGGCGCGGCACTGGAAGGCGCTTTGTTGCGAGCCCGCAAGGCGGTGGTGACAAACTCCGGCAGCTTGTTCTGCTGCGTGCGCAAGGTCTTTTCACCCGTCAACGGGTCGATGTACTCCGTCACCGTGGGCTGTGTGTAGTTGGTCACGGCCGATAAGAAGTAGCGCTCGGAATCCTCGTTGAGGTCACCCTTGGCATACAAAGGAGCGTACCGCACGAACATGTCCAAACTTCGACCTGCCAAACTGTTGCCGAATGGATTGGAGTCGCCCGACTTGCCAGCGGCCTTGAGCACGTCCGCGTAGCTCTTGCGCTGGGTCTCCAACAGCTTGAGGTTGGAGGCACGCACGCTCTCGATTTCCTTCTCAGCGGCCTGCAGGCCCAGCAACTTGGTCTGACGCTGCTCCTTGTCAGCGGCCGAGATGTACTGCGCCATCTCGGCCGGCAACGTGCGTACGGCACCGGCCAAGCGGCTAAAGCCCGAGCCGCGAAGCGGGCGACCCGCATCGTCGACGTTGGCCGCGTAGTTAAAGGCCCGTTGTCCAAGGGACAGGAGCATCTGTGCCTCGCGCCCTTGCGAGGAGTCACCCAAGATCGTCTTGTACAGCTCGGCCCGCTTGGCCGCCTCGGCACCCAGTTCTGGGACCCGTTGGGGCTGCTGGGCCAGTGTGGACAAGAGCTGGGTGCGCGCATCCGCCACCACCTCAGGCGGGGGCGTAAAACCCAAAGAGGACGATTCATCTTCAGCAGGGGTCACACCGTCCTCATCGGACCCCTCGCTAAAACGCTGGACGTACCCGCCACGGGCCATCTGAATCGGAGGCTGATCAGAGGCAGGCATGCCGCCTTCAGCAGGCATGCCACCTGCACCTGCCAGCAACGCCGCAATGCCCCCGTCCTGTGCAGGAGGAGGTGCCATGTCTGCACCGGGCATCATGGGTGGAGCGCCTTCAGGTAAGGGAGGCATACCGGGTGGAGGCATACCGGGCATGCCCTCCATCATCGGGGGCTGTGGCCCTTGGGCCATGTCTTGCGATTGAGGCAGCGCGCCAATGCCGCCACCACCCTGCTGCGCCAGCACAGGCTGCAGCATGGCCAACACCGTCTCGGGTGTCTCAGCCGCTGCGGCGTAGCCCACCAAGTCGGCCAACTCGTCGCGGCGCGCATCAATGGAGCGCATGTCCCCGCGCAGGTTGTTCATCAGGATTTCAGGGCTGTCGGGTCGACGATCCATCAACTCCTCCGGGGTCTCATCGTCTTCGTCGTCCCCATCGTCATCCATGCTGTCCAAGAAACCCTGCATGATGCCAATGTTCTCGACATCGGCGTCCTCGTTGATCATCTTTTTGTCCATATCGTCCTCTTAGAAAAGGCCTGCTTTTTTGGCAGCGGCGGCGGTAGAAAGGCCACCCAATGCAATGCCTGCTGCCTGCTGGAAGGGGCTGGCTGACGGTGCGCTGACAGCCGATGTAGACATCTGGGACGACGGTGCGCCCTTTTGGATGTCTGACAGGAAGGCTGCCTGCTGATACGGCGCATAAATCTTCTGCATCTCCGTGGCGCGCTGCGCGTCCAAGGCCTGCTGGTTGAACGCTTGCTGCGCCTGCCCCGTGTTGTACAAGAAGTTGATGTCGCCCTGCTGCAGAGCCTGTGCCGTTTGGCCCAGCGCGCCTTGCTGCACGCCCAACTGACCAAGCTGGCCGGCCAACGCGCCGAGGCCCTGTGCTGTCTGCTGGCCAATGCCAAACTGCTGGCCCGCCAACTGGCCGATGCCTTGGCCCAGCTGCTGCAGCTGCTGCCCTTGCTGGCCGTAGATGCCGGCAGTGGTTTGAGCGGCTTGGTTGCGCGCCTGCGCCTCTTGGAGCGCCAAGTTGGCAATGTTTTGGTTGATGGCCGCCTCTTGGCCCGCCAGTGCGCCGCCCTGAGAAGCCAAGTTGCCGTACTGCTGCGATGCTTGCAGGAACTGGCCCGCTGCGCCTTGGCCCAGCTGCGCTTGCTGCGCGGCTTGTTGGCCAATGGTGGTGCCGGCTTGTAGCCCCAGCTGCGCTTGTTGCGTGCCCAATTGGCCAATGCCTTGGCCGGCCTGCATCTGGCGCTGTTGTTGCTGCTCAAAGGCGGCCAACGCCTGCGCCTGTGACTGGCTAAAGCCCTGCGACAAGAGGTTAGCGATCGTGCCGGCCTTTTGGTCCATCAAGTTGCGCTGCATTTCAGCGCGCTGCACGCCTTCGCGTTCGCCACCAAATGCACCCGAGCGCACCGCTTGCGCTGACAGGCCCTGCTGCGCGATGGCACCTTGGCGGTCCATCTGACGCATGGTCTCGTCAATGACCTGCTGGCGATAGGGGTCCATAAAGCTCTGTGCGGAACGCGGGTCAAAGCCCTGTGCAGCGCCTGCGATCGTGCCCAAACCGGCTTGGAGCGCGCCCGTGCCCATGCCCAAGCCGCCTTGGATCAAGGCCTGCGAGCGGTCAAAGTCTGCTTGGCTGGATAAGGCTGCCAAGCCTTGGCCCGTGGACAGCGCTCCGAGGCCTCCTGTGAGGCCCTGGCGAGCCGCACCAAACTGACCAGTGGTGTCGGACATGGCCGCGCGCCGCGCAGCTTCGTCTACGGCACCAATGCCTTGGCCAATCTGCCCAATGCCCGAGGTGATGTTGCCAGCGGCCTGGCCAGCTTGTTGCATGGCTGCTTGGGCGTCGGTAAACTGGTTGCGGGTGTCCGCGCCGCGAAGAACGTCGGCCGCCTCACCGGTGGTGTTGTACGCAGAGCCCAGCGCCTGATTGGCAGCGGTCATGTACGGCGTAAACGAGCCCACGCCCAAGCGCGAGGCCGCTTCCATGGCCGCTGTTTGGGCCGGCGTAAAGCCAGCTACCTGAAAGTCAGGCAGCTGCTGCGACAGGGGCTGCCTGCCGGTGTTGAACGCAAGGTTCTGTGCCTCTTGCAGCAGCCTGAGCTTGTACGCTTCAATCTGCGGGGCTTCCCGGACAATTTGTTGTGTGGTTTCGGTTGCCATTTATTTACCTTTCACCGGCCCGCCTTCGAGCATTTTCATGAGCTTGTACATGCGCGCTGCCCCTTTGCGGCGGCTGCCGTTACCCGCGTTGCGCACGGCCTTGGCGGTGAACACAAACTCCCCATCAGAGAGCATCGCAGGGATGTCATCCGAGGTCCCGGTGCCTGGGCCGTTGATCGGGCCCGTGCGACGTGGGAACTTGGTGGGGCGCGCGTCTCCGCCCTTGGCGAAGCCCTGGGGCTGGCCGCCTTGACCGTAAATCAATGGTACGCCATACAGGCCTGCCACGTTATAGGGCTGTGCCACACCACCGGGCGAGTTGGTGATTCCGCCGCCCATGTAAACGGGAGCAACCCCGCCGAGCGGGATGGCGGGACCAAAGCTGGTGGGCGGTACCACGCTGCTGGGGGGTGACTTAGGGCGTCTGTAGCTGGAATCCAAGCCGCCTTGGAACTCCAGGGGATTATCTCGGATGTAGTCGCTACCGGTGTACTGGGTGTCAAACAACGGCTCCTCTTCACCGGGCTCCTGCTTGAACGCACCGAGGGCAGCGGCCCCCAATGTGCCGACGGCAGCCAACGGGGCGTATTTGCGGAAAAAGCCGGCGTCCGATGGCAGGCCGGCTCGGCTGGGGGAGAGGTACGTGTCGTACAGGTCTTTTCCCACGTTGATAGGCTCTTGCACAAACTGACGCACGGTGTCGATTGGGCCTGTCATGCCCAAATTGCCACGTTCAATTTGAATGTTCGTGGGCGACGGGCCGAGGGTTGGCGACACCGACTTGGGATCGATCCCGATCTCGCTGTAGAAGTCGTATTCGGCCGGTGCAGGAGCGGCAGCAGGGGCAGCAGGGGCAGCCGGCATGCTGGCCAACATGTCCTGCGCGGTTCCGGTGGGTCCAATGGCCCCAGCCGGGCCCGCAGGACCAGCGGCACCGATGGTACCGTCGGCCCCCACCGTGGCGTCAGAGCTTTGTAAGGCAACAGGCTGATTGGCCTGTGCAGGAGCGGCAGCAGGGGCAGCCGCTGGCGCATTGTAGTTTTGATACGCCTGGCTACCAGCAGCGGACAGGCCTGATGTCAGGCCCATTCGCAGGGCTTCATCGGTGCTCATGCCTGCGAGCTTGCCAACGCCGGCCCCAATAACTCCAGTGGCAAGTCCTGTGTTCAATGCTGAACCGGCTGCGCCAGGCAAATAGCCGCCAACAGCCGACAACGGGCTTGCACCCATGATCGTGCCGCCGCCGCCAATGTAGCCCATAGCACCGGCAACCAGTGCCTGCTTGACACTGCCGCCTCCGGCTAGTGTGACACCCGCGCTGGCCAAGCCCGCTGCAGTGCCCATCGTCAGGCCCGCTCCAGCAGGTCCCAAAAGCACCGTTGCGCCCACCGTCAGCAAGATTCGACCCACAGGGCTTTGTGCCACCTTCTTGATGGCGTTGCCAACGCTCTTGACAGCGCCTTTGATGCTCTTGCCCAGCTTCTTCAAGAAGAACTCTGGCAGGCCCGTCTCAGGATTGATCGTGCCGGAGCCGCCACGTCGCTTGAGCAGCGCGGCCTCTTGCGGGGTAATGTGTGCCAACATGGTGTCGCCATGGCGGCCCTTGGAGGCCAGGTAGCTGGCCACGTCAGCCAGGCCGCCCTCGGCCATGGCCAACGGAGGCAAGCCCTCCACCATGGGAGAGGCCATTGCAGGGTCCATCGCGCCCTGACCTTGTGACATCTGAAGCTCGTTGAGGACAGCCAAAAACACGCCGAGGAACTCAACGTCATACTGCTCTGGAAGGTCCTCTGGATCAACAAGGTCGCTACTGATC